CCATGGAGTAATCCGGGCGCGGGATGAAAGCGCTCGTTAGCGTGGTGGCGACGACCGGTTGCGGGCAGGGAAAAAAGTCGTCCAGCTCCAGCGGGTCAGGCTGATAGTCGAGGACGTTTTGATAGCCCTCTACAAACCAGCAAACCGAGTTCGAGTCTTTGTCCCACAGCTCCCACACGGCCGCTTGTTTAAACGGCGTGGCCTTGAGCACGTCGGTTTCGCGGTCGCCCTGGTTGTCGGCCGGGGCCTGCGTGACCATGGGAATTTCCTCGGCCTGCTCTTTGGTCAGCTTGAAACGCGCCATGAGCTTGGGCTGCGACAGATAGACCCGGCGTGCGACCCAGCGGCATTCGCGCCAGCGACGGCACGGCGAATAGAGAAAGTCATCCCAATAGACGTAGTCGACTTCGGCCTCTTCATTGAGGATCGTCTCTACCTGCTGCGTCGGCGGCTGGCCCGTCTCGGGATCGACGGCAGGCTGTCCCGTGGCCGGATCGATGGGCGGCTGTCCCGTCATCGGGTCTAGCTGCGGGTGCTCCTGAATCTCGGTATCCACGTCATAGCGCACCCACACTTGCCCCAGGCCCGAGACGAACCGGTCTTGTACGGCATCGCGCATGCTGGCCGACGTGTCGTCATGCTCGCGTTCAATATCCCCGTTCAGGATGCGCTGCATGATGATGCCGGCCACGCGCGCGACATCGTCGTCAAAGTCACCAAACTTGCGGTCGACTTCCGCTTTGGGAAGGCGGCCATAAATGGCCGACAGGATGACCTGCACGTTTGACCAAAACAGGTTGGTCTTGCCCTGATAGGTGCGGACTAGCGCATCGCGGACTTGCGAGCTGTCGAGATAAGCCTTTTCGCAGTCGCGCGCGGCCTTTTGAAAGCGCTTCATCCACTTGCGGGCGGCGGCGATTTCAAGCTGCCACTTGCGCGCGAGGGCCTGCGACTTCGCCAGCGGGTTGCCCGCCTGCGGCGCGTCGGACTCGCCCATGGCGTCTAGCGTGGCGTCATCGGCGGTGGTGGTGTCTGCCATGGCGGTGCCTTACATGCGGTTATCGCGTCGATAGCCCACGGTCTCGTGCAGCTCTTCGAGCGAAAAGGGGTAGTGGGTGCCGTCGAAAACGCGGGCCTCTTTCGGGGCCTCGCTGCGCAGCAGCTCGCGCACGACTTGCGCGCCGTAGCTGAAGGCGTCGGCGCCGTGGGAAGCCCAGTTGTGTTCGGGCTCGGCCGAAAAAATCTTGCGGTCGTCGTCCCACTTGAAAGCCCACGCGCGCAGGGCCTCAAGGCCCCGGGCGCAGGCGTCCGGGTGGAACCGGCAACGCGGAATCACGAGGCGCGCGGCGTTGATCCGGTCTTGCAATTTGCCTTGCGGGACGACCGAGCATTCAAAGGCCTTGGCGAATTGCTCGGCCACCGTATGACGCGACGCCATGGTCTTGGCGCGCGCATCGTGCGGCAGGTAGACGTGCGAAATCTTGATGTCCAGGCCTTTAAGGCGCGTGATCCATTCCGAGGCGTCCAGGCCGTTGGCCTCCTCGTAATGCACGAGGTCAAAACCGCCCTGATTGATCTGCCAGAACCAGAACGCGGCGGCATCTCGAAAGCCCAAATCGCACGACACCACAATGCGCGCGCCGGGCTCGACCTGGCTGTCGACGGTCACGCGGCCGTCGCGTTCTGCGGCGCTGATATAGCGGCCCACGATGGCCCCGACATTGGCCGAGGCGAAGTCGCAGTAATACTCTTGCTGTATCAGCTCTTCGGGCATGTCGTAAGCCCGCTCTTGCGCGATGTCGGCCTCGGTCAAAACGCCCGTGTCGCGGATCGACATGACGGCGGTAAACGCCTTTGGCAGCTTGCGCGCTACCTCTAGCGTTTTCCAGCCATGGTTGAAACCGCGAGGCGTATAGATGAACGACACCGAGCCGTTGTTCTCGCGCAGGATCGGGCGGACAAAGTCATACGCGCGGGGATCGGTCAGCGACCACTCGGAAAACGTCACGTGAACCGGTGACGCGCCGACAAGCGAATTGAAGTTGTCCGCCCCGACGACTTGAACAATCGAACCGTTGTGCAGCTCGATTTTCATTTCGTCCTCAAGACGGCGCTTGACGAGGTGCGCGGGAAACGTCTGATCGATGAGGTTCTTACCCTCGCTCGTGATGTTGTCCCACACGACTTTGCGGCCCTGTTTCAGCGTGGGCAGGCAATGCCAATACAGGCCCACGCGGCGGTGCGCATCCTTGCAGGTCTGCGCCAGGGCCGTGCGGTCTTTGCCGCCGCGACGATGCATCACCCAAACGGCGAATTTGCAGCCGTTATCCATGGCGAACATATAGGGGAGCTGATAGGGGCGCGGGACAAAGCCGCCCGTGATCGCTTCAGCCATTGCCCTGCGCCTCGTTCTCGATGATCTCGCCCGCGTTGCTGGCTAGGCGCACGTGCTCGCGCGCGATATGGCCGGCAACGGGCGAATTGATGACGCCCGGCGTCGGCACGGGCACGACTTGCAGGACTTGCACGGCGTAGGTGCGTTCGCCCTGGTCGTCGCTGTCGTCTTTCATGACCAGCGTTTTTGCAAGGAATGCCAGATACGCGGCGGGGTTGGTTTTCGCCACGCGTTCTAGATACTTGACGCCGCCCACGAAACCTAGCGAGGTCATCGCCATGACGCGCAGCTCGCGCGACATCGCGCGCGGGGTCATGGGCTTGGGCTTGGCGCCGGTTTTCGAGCCACGCGGGCGCCCGCCCTTGTCTTTCGTGGCAGGGATGACAGCGTCTTGCATGGGCGAAAAAAAAGGCCCTGCGGTGGGCCTTTTCAAGAGTGCTTTTCGAGGATCAGCGCGCCCCGGGGAGGGCCGGGGTTTGGCGACATGCCGGAGCCCGATTTCAGGTCGGGTGGCTAGTGCGAAGTGGGCGCGACTTTCCCCACGGCGCGGATTCTGCAACTAGATAACGCCCGCTTGCAACAGGCGTTTTTCAATCATGCTCAGTGCGTGCTCAATCGCGTTGCGCCGCTTCACGTCGTCAGCAAGGCGAGGCGAAAACAGCACCTCGACGCCCATGCATTCGGCCCGGGCGACGTGCTGCAAAGCGAGCTGCCAGTCGCGCGGCAACACGGCGATTTCCGCGTCCACCGTGCGCATGGTCAGCCGCTCTAGTTCGTCCTCGTCCTGGTCGGCGTAGGCATATGACAGCCGGGCGAAACCCCGCTCGACGCTATAGGCCCGGCGCCACTGGTGCCAGCGACCGAGCACCGATAGCACGCGGCGGGATGGCGTCATTTTGCGGCGCGGGGCACGTTGCTGGCCGTGACTTGCAGTGACACCGTGGACACGTTGATATCCGCGCCCGAAACGCTGCCTTGCAGCCAACCCGAGCACGAGACCGACACGTCGGCGTCCGCATCGGAGAGCGCGGAAATCATGGCGGCCACGGCCTTTTGCGCGGCCGGCGTGTCGGCGCGGTGTTCGGGGTAGCGGTCGGCAACTGCGTTCAGCTCGCCATAAGCCTTATCGATGGCGCCCTCTTTCGACTCGGCCTTGAATGAAAACGAATACGTCATGGTGTACCCCTTTACTTGCTATTGATGGACGCGAGCAACGATTTCAGTTGTCGCAGTTGTTGCAGCTCTTCGCCGCCTTGTTTGGCCGCCTCGACCCGGGCCTCGGCCTCAAGGCCCAGGCGTTCCAAGTCATCGGCCCACATGATGAGAGCCCGGCCCGAGGCGCGAAGCTGCGCCGCAAAGGCCGAAATCGTTTCGAGCGGTTCGCGTTCTGCAATGGTGTTGGGCATGGGCAAGACCTGCGCGGTTTTCTGCGCCTTGGGCTCGGGCGCCGGCACGTGGACACGCTGGAAATACTGGGCCATGGGCTCTTTGACAAGCCCTGCGGTCTTATGCGTGTTCAGGATGCCCAAAACGATGTTGAAGTCCACGCGCGAGCCATGGCGGCCCACCTCGGAACAAATCGCGGCGACTGTCCACGGTTCGGAAATCGGCACGGCCTCTAGCACCCGCAGGGCTACACCGTTCAGGCTTTCGGTTGCTCGCTGAAGTTTTGCGTTATTCATAGGGTCTCCAAGTCGAGGATGAATTGCGCGCCGCGCATGGGCTCGGCAAACTCGATTTGCACGGCCCACGGCCCGCGCCGTTGGGAATAGCGATAGCGCACCGTCTCGCGCTTGCCGTCGTCCACGCCCAGCCACTTGGCGACCGCGTCGCGAACGTTCTTCAAAGAGCCCGCGAGGTTGTCGTCATCGAGGCCGCGCGACGGCGCCACGCGCGTGAGGATGCAAGAGCACGGGATATCGGGCTTGGTCACGCGCGCCAGCTCCCACAGGACAACGTCTTGCTCGGCGAGGTTGCGTTTGTGGGCCACGCGCCAGTGCCCGCGCGAGTTCTGCCCACGCCCGGTTTGCATCGGGATCAGCAGCGGCGCGCGCGGGTCTTTCACGGCAGGCTCCCGAAGTACCAGAACGCGAGCCACAGCATGCCCGTGGGCAGCAGGAACAGCACCGCATAGACGATGAAAAGAAAGCTGCGCGCGATGGAGTCGCCCGGGTCATCGAGCAAGCCCGAAACCAGCGCGACAAACGAGGCCAGGATGAACAGCGCCAGCGTGGCCGCGACAGCCCATGCAAAGCCGGCGGTCATGAGTTCACCCGATGCAGCAGGGCCGCGCGCTGTTCGGTGCGATGCTTGTTCAGCACCTGCGCGCGGATCAGGTCTTGCGCCGCGAAAAAGGCTTTCTCGGCCCAATGCTTGTAGTCGGCGCCGACTTGCGCGCCACCGTTGCGGATGCGCTCGCGCTCCCACCATTCATCGAAGTCTCGGCGGTCGATCATTCCCAGCCCTCCAGTTGTCGCATGAGTTCTTGGGGGCTTTCGCGCGCGAACACCTCCCCAAGAAAGTCCGTCGCTTGGCAATAGGTGTCCGTTTCCTCGGCCGGATGCTTGGGCGCCATCGGTCGAGGCGTGGTCAGATAAAGCACGCTGCCGCCGTCGTCGCCGTATTGGCTAGCAATCAACGCGATGTGTTTCGTATTGATGAAGGCGGTTTCTTGATAGCCTCCCTTGGTCACGTTCGGGTGGTGCATCGTGATCGTTAGAAAACTCATTCGGTTGCCTCGCTCGGCGGGGTTGTTTCGTGCAGCGCGGCCCGCCATGCCGCCCGCTGCGCGTTGGTCAATCGTTCGCATGCCAGCTCGCGCGCGCGCAGGCCTTCGGATCGCTATTGATCCGGCGCAATGGCGCAATAGCCGCCCGCATGCGCTCGGCCTCGTCAGCGCCCATACGCGCGGGCTTAGGCGGCGGCAGCGCAAGGCGCGAGGCCTCGGTGCGGCGCGAGTAGCAGAGCCGGCGAAACTCGAGAACGTTCGGCGGGAATTTCTCGGGCAGGTTCGCGAAGGCGTAATCGATCCCCTCGCGCGACACGTCGCCCAGCTCTTTTTGCCAGTTGCGCCGCACCATGGCGCCGTCCATGCCCGCGTACAAGTCATTGAAGCGGACACCATAGGTCAGCGCCAGTTTCGAGAGAATTTTCTCGATGACATCCTCGCTAAGCATGGCCGCCCCCCGCGTAGCAGCGCTTTGCCAGCTCGATGAGCCACGCGGCCATGTCCGGCGGCGTCTTCTCCCGCTCGCTGCGGCTGATCTCCGGTTTCCACCCCGGCATGCCCTTGTAAAGTCGCACCACGCCATTGCGCTTTTTCGGCTGGGCCACCACCGCCACCGGATCGGCCAGCGATAGCGGCATGTCTGGCACGTTCCAGGGCTCGCAGCCGACCACGTAAAGCCACGTCATCTTTTCGGCCCGGTGCCCCCACCAGTGTTGCGACACCGGCAGCGTCCAGCCGCCCCACGCGTCACGCTGGCCCGGCTTGGGCAAGCCTGCCGCGTCCCACAGTCGCGAGCCCTGCGGGTGTTCGAGCACGCCGCCCCAACACCGCACCTGCGCCACGGCCAGGAGGGCTAGGCCGGCCTCGTCGGGGCGCGGCTGGGCCTTGTCTCGCATGCGGCCCCACGCACGGCACGGCGGATGCGCAATCACCGGCACGCCGCCGCGCCACGTCCTGGCGTCCCGCTCGATGTCGAAAACGTCGCAGCAGGCGTGCCGCTTGTAATGGCTGTCCCGGCGGGCATACAGCACCGCGACGACCAGCGAGGCGAACGGCGGGCGCGCGCGGCCCCTGGCAGGCAGCGGAACGAACATGCGGGGATCGACGCCGTGCATGGTCAGTCCTCCCACACAAGGCCGCTCGGGGCCTCGGGCAGCTTCACGAGCCAGCCCGAATGCGAGGCGACCATGCGGCGCACATGCTCCGGCGTCACGCCCTGGCGCGCGGCGTCGGGATGAATCCACTCGACGCGCAAGGGGTCAGGGTTTTTGGACTCCCTGCCGTGGTGGGGCCCCTCGATTTCGTCTGCCACCCCCGGCCGCCGGTTTGACCCCCCCGGGGGGCTCGGCGCGGCCCGGCCGGCGGCGGCCTCGGGCCCGGCCAGCTCACGGACTGAGCTAGCGTCGAGCGCGCATCGAGCGGGATGCGGGCCGGCGCCGTTGCAGTCTGGATTGCAGTATGGAGCGGGCATGGTGGTGGTGTTGCCTAGGTAGGTCAGGGTTTCAGGGTGAAAGGCTGTAGACCTGGTGGTGATGCCGACGCGTTTAAACGCGATTTGCGGGCTTCGCGGCAATGGTTGGCGTCAACCCCTCAACCCGACCCTGATCGCCTCGATTTGGGCCGTTTGCGGCCCTGCGCGAGGCATATCCGTTTGCAACGTCCGCATGCCGGCCGGCGATGGTGGCGACAAGCCAGCCCCAACCCTTGCCGCGCGCCACGGCCTCAGCGCCGGTCATGCGCAGCTCGTCATCCGTGACCCCTGCTTGCAGCAGGGCCAGGAATCGAGGGTCTGAGGTGTTGGCTTCCGGCATGGGAAAGCCCGAGGCCTTGAGGGCGCGTCCAGCCGCCAAAACGCGAGCCGGCGAGGCGGTGCCGGCGATGACGACAACGTCGCGCGAATCGGCCGCCGTCACAGAAAGCGCGGCGTGTGACGCGCTTTCTTTTGGTTCCTGGCTACTGGTTATTGCGCGATCCCGCGTGAAGTCACCCTCGTTGTCACGCTGTACGTCACACGTGACAGAGTCGGTGACAACTAGCGTGATTCCGTGTTTTCGCAACAGCTCGTCCAACACGGACTGAGTAGCCTTCCAGGGGGGATTGATACCCCTCGACACCAAGGCCGCCCAAGAGGCCGAACGGCGCTCTCGGGAACGACGTTGACGCGCGGCGGCTTCATCACGTTTTTTTGTACGTGCTGGCTCGTTTTTCGAGTAGCTTTGGATTTGTCTATCGATCGCTACGTTATGCCAACCGTCATCGGCCAGCGTGAAGTAACGATCCAGGATCAGGCGCACGGCGTCGCGCTCGCCACGGCCTGACGCGCGGGCGATGCGGCAGCAGTCGGCGTACAGCAGCGGCAGCGGTTGCTCATTGCTGTAGTACCAGTCCATGAGGCGGCGATACGCGCCCTCCTGGCACATGGACAAATCGACGGTGGCGGGCAACCAGTCGCCCACGTTGTGGGAGTAATACTTCACGACAGGGCGCGCTGTTCGAGGGGGTCGAGCGGGATGCCTTGGGCTTGCAGGATTTCGGCGCGCAGTCGCACGCGGGCGGCCAGGACGCTATTAGCGACGGCGCGGGGCAGCGGGCCGACCTTGGGCCACTTGTGAACCGCAGACACCGTGCAACCGAGATGACGCGCGACCGTGCGCACGTCGCCGCCTAGCAGCTCAAACGCGGTGGACTTGTCCATGTCCGTTGACTAGTAGAAACTACGGGAAGGCAATTCAACGCCTAGCGACGTTTTGTTGCAACCCCCGGGTAAACTAGCAACAGGACGTCGTCCCGCTCGGTGCCCACTCAATCAACATTCAATGAGGGTCAAAAATGAATTTGATAGACCGAATCGACTTAGCCCTGAAGCACGCAGGGAAAAGCCGCCGGCAGCTCGCCGAGGCCATCGAGGTGACAACGCAGGCGATTAGCAACCTCAAGGCAAGGCCACGGGCCATCATGAAGCCCGAGCACATCGCCAAGGCCGCAAGGTTCTTGCGCTGCGATCTGTACTGGCTCTGTACGGGCGAGGGCGACTACCTGCCCGAACAGATTTGCACCACGCAATGGAGCTACCTTGCCACCGAGATAGCCCGGTGGTTCGAGGCGTTGCCCGAAGAGGAACAACACCGGATGTTTGCCCGCATCTATCAAGTCTGCGAGGTCGGCACAAGGCTGCATGGCTTGCCGCCGCCACCAAGAGCGCAGCCCACAAACCATCGGCGTC